CAGTTAGTCGATGTCGAAGATTCTTAAACGACTAGCACAAATTGAATTAAACCAAACATTTATTGAAACATTTGATTTACCTGATACATTAAGACAAATCCAAGCTGATTTACATCCAGGCCAGCTTGATTTTGTAAATGACCATACAACCCAAATCCTTGGCGTATCAGCCGGGTACGGGGCTGGCAAGACCCGAGCGTTATGCGCTAAGGCTTGTTTTCTTGCAGCAGCCAATCAGGGCTTTATCGGGTTAGTGATGGAGCCGACCGGGCCGCTAATTCGGGATATTTGGCAAGAAGATTTTGATGATTTCCTAGAGGCGTATGGTATCCCGTACAGTTTCCGCGCTAGCCCATTACCTGAATATGTGTTGCATCTACCGTTAGGTGATACCAAGATCCTATGCCGTAGCTTTGAAAATTGGCAACGTTGCATTGGCATTAATGCCGCATGGTGCCTTTGCGATGAATTGGACACAGTGATGCCAGCCATTGCTAACAAGGCATTCCCTAAAATCCTTGGCCGATTGCGTGCTGGTAATACCCGGCAATTTGCGGTGGCATCCACTCCAGAGGGATTCCGTTGGATGTTTAATACGTTTGCCAGTGAGGACGCATTATCACGTACTGATCGAAAGCTGATCAAGATGCGCACTGCTGATAATCCGCACTTACCGGCTGATTTTATTGAGCGGTTGCAGGCTAACTATGATCCAAACTTATTACGTGCATATCTTGATGGCGAGTTTATTAACCTTACGACTGGCACTGTTTACGACAGGTTTGATAGGGCCAAACATGTAGTAACGCAATTGCCAGATTACAGTGAAGAACCATTGCGCATTGGCGTTGACTTTAACATCGGCAACATGTCTGCGGTTATTGGTATTCGTAGCGGCAAAGGGTTAGTAATCATTGATGAGATCAGCGGTGCGCATGATACCGACGCATTAGGTGCCGAGATCCGCAGGCGATATCCAGCCCACAGGCTTTATGGCTATCCAGATGCCAGCGGCGGTAATCGCTCTACCAATGCAACGCAAACCGATATTCAGATACTGGAGCAATATGGTATCAGCAACCAATCGCCTAAAGCAAATCCGCCTGTGCGTGATCGTGTTGCAGCGGTGCAGGGGTTACTTGAAAACGGTAAAGGGGAGCACCGGTTGCAAGTCAGCAGCACCTGCAAACGCATGATTGAATGCTTAGAGTTACAATGCTATAACGATAACGGCACGCCAGATAAAGAGGGCGGGCATGACCACATGACAGACGCATTGGGATATCTAGTATGGCGTGAGTTCAACCCGTTACACGCTGGAGCTGGGCGCGGTACAGGGATCCGGATATACTGAGGCAATACTGGAGGACTACTTATGGCTAAGGGAGGCAAAGGCCGTAAGGGTGGCGGTGGAGGCGGAGGCAAAACTCGTAAATACACACGTGACAATAACGGCAGGTTTGCCAGCACCGGCACTGGCGCCACAGCACGCGGTGGACGGCTGAAGACCGCAGCAGGCAATAAGCGCAAGACGCAGACCGCCAAAATAACTGGCAGCAAAACAGCCAGCACTATCAAAGGCAAGTTAAAGCGCGACCCCGGCGCCGCTGGGAAGATTGGGCAGGCCAAGGCTGCGGCGCCTTCTACCAAAGCAAAATCACCCAAGTTTGTAACAGAACAAAGTGGCCGCGTGCGGCGTGCTGCTTTAGGAGGCGGTCGAACTGCAATTGTCAGAGCAAATTCAGCGACAATTATCAACGCAAAAGGCGAGCCAATAATGACCCGCAAAGGGTTACCAAATATCACGGCAGGTAAAAAGTGGGCAGCCAATCCAAATGCTCGTGGCCCTGGGTTAATGCGTAATAAGTTTGCATCAGAAGCAGCACCATCACGAGATATTGCAAGAACATCTAGACCAGCTGGAACAATCCGCAAACCACGTGGCACCGCAAGAGCAGCAGCCAAGCCAGCTAAGGCGGCTAAGCCCAAAGGGAAAGCAAAAATAGACGACAACAAAGTGTCTCGCGTCATTAGCCGCGTCAACAAAGTAGTTCGTGGTTCTGAAGAAAAAACAGGTGTTAAACGTCTTAACGCTATCCAAGTGGGCGCTAGAGCCAAATCCTTCCTTGCCAGAAAAGAAGGGGGGAATGCTGGCATCCTTAATCAAAAAAGCCAGCCAGAGGCTTTTTCTTCTGTACGCAAGGCTATGACAAAACCGCCAAGATATAGCACGCAGAAGCCAAACAGGAACAAGCCTGGCCGTTTTAATGATTTAGGACAAGACAAGCTAAGAGCAAAAGCAAAAACCGATGCCATGACAGGTCGTGAACGTATTGCAAAAGCCAATAAATCAGCAGCGGTAAAAGCTAAAGAACGCAAAGGCAAAATACCAACAGGGACAATGAGTAGAAGGAGCCTTCCGCAGCTTGGCGCCCCTCGTGCGCCTGGCTACGTAAAAGGTCCCCAGCAAGCCGGGACAATGGCTAAACCCAAGACTTCTTCAACACCTGTATCTTCAACCGTTGCCCGCACAAGAATTAAAGCAAAGGCAGCGCAACGCAATCGTAGGGAGCAGATCCTAGACAGGGCGCGAACTGGTGTTACTGGGCTTGGCAACATGAAAAAAAATCCTCGCATTAAACGCATTGACACTGGAATGCGCCAACTTAGTTTAACTGGCAAGGCCAAAACCTTGTATAAATTCAAGTCCATTAAGCGCCGCTAGGCATTTTGGCTTCCGTTTACCCCGCGCCATGCGCTAAGCTAACGAAGTCCACATTGAAGTCATATGGAAACGTTTCTTGAAGAACTTGATGCTTTGATTGCAGAGCAAGACCTGTCAGTCATTGAAGTTGTTGGTGCATTGCAATATGTGCAGCAGCGGCTAGTGATTGATGCTTGCATTGAAGAAGCAGAAGAAGAGGAGGAAGCTGATGCAGAAGCCTAAAGTGACGGCTGTTGGCCGTTTGCTAAAGCCTAAAGGCAATGAACCGCGTGTTCATCATGTGATTGCCATTGATCCTGATGGCGCGGTGAGGACGGTTATCAAGGCTAAACTATAAGCAAATAGGCCGGTCGCATGTACACAGGTTTTAATTTCTACGACCGGCCTACTGCTGACCGTAAAGTCACGAAGGTGCAGGATCCAAATACTGCATGGTATGCGCAAGAGCCGCATTGGATGCTGATTGAAGATTTGATGGGCGGCACCTACGGCATGAGGCGCAGGCATCGCCGCTACCTGCCGCAGGAACCACGCGAACAGGATGAGTCTTATGATAATCGCTTAGCACGTAGCGTAGTTCCGCCGTACTATCAACGTTTAGAACGTATGTTGGCAGGAATGTTGACACGTAAGCCCGTTAGGTTAAATGATACCAGCGACAATATACGTGAACAACTATTTGACGTCGATTTGCAGGGGAATGACCTAAATGTTTGGACATATGAAACTGCACGTAAGTTGGTACGTTACGGCCACATTGGGACACTAGTTGATGCACCATCAGATGGCGGCAGGCCGTATTGGTGCACCTACACACCACGGCAAATATTAGGTTGGCGCACTGAAGCAAAAGACGGGCAGCAGCAACTTACAATGTTGCGATTGCTGGAATCGGTGATTGTGCCTGATGGCGATTACGGTGAGAAGGCAGTGCAGCAGGTTCGCGTCTTAACACCAGGCGCATATGAGCTACATCAAAAGCAAGATAACAGCGAGTTTAAAATTGTAGAAGAAGGCAATACAAGCCTGGCAGAAATTCCATTCAGCGTTGCATACTGCAACCGCGTTGGTTATTTAGAATCAAGGCCACCATTAGAAGATATTGCAGAACTAAACCTTAAAACTTATCAAATACAATCTGATTTAGACAATATTCTCCACGTATCTTGTGTGCCGATGTTGGCATTTTATGGCTTCCCGTCAGCAGCAGAAGAAGTATCAGCAGGACCAGGAGAGGCGATTGCATTCCCTGCCGATGGTCGGGCCGAATACATAGAACCAGGTGGTACCAGTTTTGAGTACCAATTCAAGCGGCTAGAGCAGCTTGCAGGGCAGATTAATGAGCTTGGCCTATCGGCAGTATTAGGTCAGAAGTTAAGCGCCGAAACGGCTGAGGCAAAACGCATCGACCGCAGCCAAGGCGATAGCACCATGATGGTAATTGCGCAGAATATGCAAGATATGATCGATAACTGCTTACGCTTTCATGCTGAATATTTAGGCACTGCTGAATCGGCTGGCAGTTGCTTGGTAAATCGCGATTTTATTGGCGCAAGGCTAGAACCTGCTGAGATCCAGGCATTATTACAGCTTTATACCGCTGGCACTATCACGCAAGAAACATTATTGCAACAGTTAGCAGATGGCGAGGTATTAGGCGATGATTTCGATGTTGAAGAAGAATTAAGCGCAACTGCTAATGGAGGGCTGAATGACGATACCGGCGGCCTTATTTCGTAACGCGATTGATTTAAACCGCTACAGCAATAGTGTCGCTAAGCAAATAATATTAGTGTATAACGACATCATAATTGATGCTGCAAATCAACTGCAAAATTTGCTGCCAGATGCAGGCGGAGAAGGCAGGCTTACGATTAGTTCACCAGCCAAAGCAGCAAGGTTACGTGCGATACTTGCGCAAACTAAAGACAGCCTTAACACCTGGGCAGGTGATGCGACACAGCTAACGGCAACAGAATTGCAAGGATTAGCGGAACTGCAATCTGATTTTGTTACCGAACAACTGCGCAAGGCATTACCAGCAGGCGCACGCAGTGCAGTCAATACCGTTGAGATCAGCCCGCAATTTGCGCAATCAGTAGTTACAACTGATCCGACACAAATAGGCGTGATAACGTTATCGGATGATTTATATGCTGCGGTACAAGGAGCACCGCAAACATATAGTTTAACGGCAACGCAAGGCACAATGATCACACTGCCTAACGGTGAGGTAGTAAGCAAAGCATTCCGTGGTATTGCAGTTGATCAAGCTGAACGGTTTGGGCAAGTAGTACGTAATGGATTGCTAACAGGTGAAACCACACCTGATATTGCAAAGCGATTGATTGGGCAATTGCAGTTTGGTGATTACGGCCCATTATCAACTGGGCAAGTAAGAGCAGCAGGAATATCGGTAAAACAATTGCTAGCCGCAGGCGGTGAACTTACGGCTGTAACTGATAGCCAGATAATGGCGCTTGTACGTACAAGCATTAATCAAGTTGCTAATGTTGCCAGCCAGCAGGTATATGAAGCGAACCAAGATATAACTAAAAAGTATCGTTACATTGCAACACTTGACACTAGGACTAGCGCTAGGTGCCGCGCATTAGATGGCCGTGAGTTTGAGTATGGTAAAGGACCGACGCCACCACAACATTTTAATTGTCGCAGTACAACAGTACCGATTATTGATCCTGATATCTTGCCACCATCAACAGTTGCAACACGCGCCAGTAAAGATGGACCAGTACCAGTTAATACAAGCTACGGGCAATGGCTTAAAAATCAACCACGCTCAGTGCAAGAAGAAGTATTAGGCAAAGATAAAGTGGTTTATTTCAATAAATTAGCTGAAAAGCATGGCGCCCGGGATGCCATGGCAAAGCTCGTACGTGACGATGGGTCGGAGCTATCATTAGATGACCTCCGCAAGCGTTACGGTGCCATTAAAGAAAGGTAAAGGCAAGGACATGATTCAGTCGAACATTAAGGCTGAAATCAAAGCTGGCAAACCACCTAAGCAAGCAGTAGCGATCGCCTACGCTAAAGCTGGCAAAAGTCGCAAACCCAAAAAGTAAAATGGCTATCGGCGTTGGCTCCCGCGTCTCTTGGCAGTATCAAGGTAAGACCACCTATGGCGTGGTTACTAGCACTGCT